CCAACTCCTAAACTTGAAGTAACACAAACGGCGCCCGCCGATGGCAATAACAATCGACGCAACAGTGGGCGGCGCAAACGCCAACAGCTACCTGACGCTGGCAGCAGCACAAGCGCTGATTGACGGCTTTGTAGAAGACGATGACGTGGTGGCATGGGCAAGTGCTACCACCGATCAAAAGAATCGTGCGCTGGCCAGTGCTACGCAACGCCTTGACCGTGAACGGTTCCTTGGTGCTCGGGCTACTGACACGCAAGCCCTGCAGTGGCCACGTACCGGTGTAAGGAAGCCTGACACGTACATCAACACGTACACCGTTGGTTTCCCGTTCCGCATTACAACGGATTATTTCACCGATACGGAAATCCCAAGCCAGATCGAATACGCCCAATGCGTGCTGGCGGTTTACCTCAACAACAACAAGGATGGCCTTGGTCTGTCTGGCGTTGAGGATTACAAGCGTGTACAAATCGGCAGCTTGAGTGTCGAAACAGCAGGTGCTAGCAGCATGGCCACCGGCGCTGATCGTGTGCCGCCAATTTTTGAACGGTATCTGACTGGGCTTAGAATCAGTGGACCGGGCAACTTTGCTATTCGCCGGAGCTGATCATGGGTTACGCGTATCCGGGTGCTGAATACATCAGCGACACCAGCGCCCACGCCGGACGCTTCGGCAAGATTTGCGCCCTTGAAGATACGGTGATTGCAACGCTGGTGGCCGAGGATTACACCGGTAACGCGCTTACCTCTGTCACGTTGAACGCCACGGCTGAGCTGTATGGCGTGTTTACCAGCGTCACGCTGACTAGCGGTTCTGTTGTCGCCTACAGGCTCTGATCATGTCCGCTCAACAGGCGATTGACAATACCTATAGCATCGGCGGTGATTTTGTCACTTCGACCGACGCCAAAACTGGGCGCTGGAAACGGATTGTCATCCTGAAAAACAACACCAGCTTTGCCGCGCTGACTGCTCAAAACTGGACTGGTAACAGCCCTGTTGGGGAGTCGTTCCCTGCAGGCTTTGAAATTCAAGGCGTGTTTACAGCCTTCACTTTGAACAACGGTGGTGCCGTTATCGCCTACAAGATCTGATCATGGCTAAATCACACGGCGGCGCCAGTCATGTTGATTACGCGATCGGCGCTGAGCTGATCACTGATACTGCTGTACATGCGGGCAAATTTCACCACATTGACTTCTACGAAAACAGCACGATCACTGCAATTACCTCAACCAACATTATTGATAACAGCTTTGCTGGCGCGTCTGTTGACCAAGGCGCGCACCTGACTGGTTATTTCACCAGCATTCAGCTCCAAAATGGAGCGTGTATCGCCTACAAAATCTGATGGCACTTGCGACTTCGCTACGAAAAACGGCCAGCAAGCTGATGGCTAAGTTCGGTGGCCAAGTCACCATCCGGCGTATCACCACTGGCGCTTACAACCCGACGACTGGGACAGCAACGCCAAGTGCATCGGAGACTGTTGTAAGTGGTGTGCTTGAGGCTGTGGCCGAGCGTGAGTTGAATGATTTGATTAAAAGCACTGACAAGAAACTGACACTTGCTGCTGCTGACTTGAGTTTTGAGCCTGCCGTGTCAGATCAGGTGACGGTTGCAAGCCGGATCATGCAAACGATTCAAGTCAACAAAATTGAGCAGGACAATCAGCCTATTGTGTTTGAAATGTTTTTGAGGGAGTGATATGGCGCGGCAAATCAGGATTGGCGAGATTGGTAACTATGCAAACGGGCAGTTCAACAAACTGATCACTGCTGCCGTATTGGAATCAGATCGACGGCTGAAGCTTGATAGCCCTGTTGATACGGGGCGTTTTCGCGCGAGCTGGGCAATCGGGCAAAATGCCGCACCGTTTGAAGGTCAACCTGAAGGGCAATATCCAACGCCTCCGCCGCCAAATGCCGTTAACTATCAACTTGGCAGCGAACAGGCTGGCAACATTTACAGCATCCACAACAATCTGATTTACGCCGAACCGCTAGCGATTAACGGCAGTCGCAGATTTGGCCTGCCTGGTGGTTGGGTTGATGCAATCGCCAAAGACATTCAAACTTATGTCAACTCCGAAGCGGACCGCATTGGTCGTCAGTCATGAGCCTTAACACCGTCCGCTCGCACATCGAAAGCCGCATCGCAACTGAGTTTGCTTTGTCGCCGGCCATTCAAGTTGCCTATCAAAACGTTCCGTTTACACCGCCCAATAATGCAAGCTGGATTCAAGCCAACATCATCTGGGGTGATTCGGCTTATATGACGATTCTTACAACCTCAACCCGTGGCACTGGCGCTGGCTTCGATCGCCGCAACGGCACGCTTGTATTCAACATTTTCGCCCCGCGTGGTGCTGGCCCCGGTGCAGGATTAACGATTGCCCAACGTTGTATTGACCTGTTTTCACGTTTACAGCTCGAAAATATAAAGTTTGACCCTGCAAATGGTCCACGCACCATTGAACCCTCTGTGCCAGAAGGGTTTTCGCAAACGCAAGTGACCGTAAGTTTTGAGGCTTATGAGCAAAGCTAGAATCTGATCAGCCACTACCGTTCACAACATGGCTGTCACTGTTTTGTCCGGTACGTCCGGCGCCCTTTATTACAAGCCCGCTGGCACTACCGGTACATTCGGTGAGGCTGGTGTGAATACAACCGATGACGAAATCACTATTGAGTCTTACCTGAATCTCAAGGTTGGTGATCCGGTCAAGTTCAGTGTGGTGAATAGCCAAACCGGTGGATCCGGCACTGGCACCCTGCCCGCTGGTCTTGCCGCTGGCACCACTTACTACGTGATTGCCTATGCCGCCGCTACTGGCGTGCTGAAGGTTTCGGCTACCGCTGGCGGCTCTGCTGTAGACATCACCGACGATGGCACCATTGCGGCTCCTAATGAGTTTCAAGTTGCCTACGCCGATTACGCCGCTGTCGGTCAAGTGCAGTCGTGGTCATTTGAAATCAGCCGAGCTGAAATCGACGTAACCACCATCGGTCAGACCGCTGGGCAATACGCACCTTTCCGGGCTTACATTCCTGGCTTTGCTGATGGCAGCGGTACTGCAACCGTGTACGTCACTAACGAGGATTCCGCCCTGTCTAACCGCATGGTGGAAGACGTGTTGCAGCGCCAGCAAGTTGGTTGCGCATTCAAGCTATACACCGACAAGCAGAGCACTGAAGCCTTGAGCCGCTCCATTGCCATGGATGCCGTGCTGATCAGCGCCAGCATCAACATCAACCCAGATGATGCTCAACAGGTAGAGATTGCATTCCGTCCCACCGGTGTGCCGACCTTTGATTTCAGCACCTCTGCTTGATTTGGGTAATACAATCTTCGCCCTCGGCTTGCGCTGGGGGCTTTTTTATGCCTAAAGTAATAACCAGCGACTGTTTTTTATGCCTGCCGCCAGCCAATCCATGCGTGCGCTTGACCGCCTGAAAAAGGCTGCAAACCTTGTGCCCGTCAAAAAAACGGTTGAATTGCACGATGGCAGCACATTTGAGTTTTGGCGGACGCCTTTGACGATGGCGGAACGTGAGCGGGCACAAAAGGGCACAGGTGACGATGTAAACGCATTTGCGCTTCAGTTGCTTGTGCAGAAGGCAATGGATGAAAATGGCCAGCGCCTGTTTGCTGCCGGTGAAATTGCAGAACTAAAAAACGAAGTGCGTGACGCGGACCTACAAGCTTTGATGCTCGCCGTAATTAGTGAAGATATCGAGGAAGAGGTTGACCCAAAAAACTAAAAAGGGAGCTTGAGAAGGACAATCTTCTAAGGCTCCAGATGGGCGTGGCAAAAGAGCTTGGCTACAGCTTGTCGCAGTTGTCGGAAAATATGACACTTGAAGAGCTGATGATGTGGTCAGCCTTTTTTGCCATACAGAACGAACAGCATGAAGCGGCGATAAAAAAAGCTCGCCGTCGGTAGACTGGTTTTACTGGAGGGCTGAGCTGTGTCCGTTGTCGCCAACGTTGCCATCAATGTTGATAGCAGAGATGCGACGCAAAAACTGCGGGCGATACAAGGTCAAGCCAAAGAGACTGAAAGGGCTTTTGGTGGTTTAACGGCGGCGGTTGGGAAACTTGCGGCTGCGTTTAGCGCAATTCAAGCGGCCAAATTTGTTTTTGTTAAAACCGCTGAACTAGAAAGCCAAACGCGTAGCCTTCAAGTTTTAACGGGCAACGCAGAAAAAGCTGGGCAGATCATTAAAGACCTGCAGCGTCTTGGCGCCGTCACGCCATTTACAAGTTCAGAGCTTATTGATTCGGCTAAACGGCTACAAGCTTTTGGCGTAGAAACTGACAAGGTTGTAGAGACAACTCGCAGGCTTGCTGACGTTAGCGGTGCCACTGGCGCTGAACTTCAAGGTCTTGTTACCGCTTACGGTCAAGTTCAAGCCAAGGGGAGATTGCAAGGCGAGGAACTTCTGCAGTTTCAAGAGCGTGGCGTTGCGCTTCAGCAAGAACTTCGCAAGCAGTACAACTTAAGCGGTGAGGAATTTCAAGATGCGTTGCAAAAAGGCAAGATCAGCGCTGAAGCGGTTGAGTTTGCAATTCAAAGCCTTACTAATGCAGGCGGCAAATATGCAAACGGCGCAATTGCGCAAAGTGACACACTGAATGGGAGGTTTAGCACGCTACAAGATGGCATTGAAGGACTTGCGAGAACGATCGGCACGGCGCTGACTCCCGCCATCAAGGCTGTCTTGAATGAGGCGATATTTGCGATTAATACGATCAACCAACTGATTAGCACGGGAGCCAGAGCAAGATCTTTTGGTTTGGATCAGCGCAGTCGCAAGCAAATACTTGATCAAGCCTTAAATGAGGCCGTAGATATTGTTGGAAGAAATGCGCAAACCGGAAGGCGTATTGCTAATCCTTTTGAACGTGGGCGTCAAATCCAAGAAATTGCTGCGCAGCGTGAACGCGATCTAATTGAAGCTTTTGGTATTCGCACCGGACAAGTCAAGCCACAAGTTACGGCGCCACAAAGCGCAAGAGTGTTACCGGCTTTGGGAGCTGGTACTAGCGGCGGCAGAAAAGGTAAATCTGATGCCGAAAAAGCAGCGGAAAAGGCGGCGCGTGAAGCCGAGCGTTTAGCAAAAGAACTGCAGCGCTCACTTGAAATTGGCGATCAACTTGGCACGCAGTTCAGCCGTCAAGTGGTTTTGCTTGACACGGCTTCGGAAACGGAGCGCAAACGTTTGCAAATCCAATACGACTTTGAGGATCGGGCAAAGCAGATCGCGGAACTTAAAAACGCAGAGCAACGAATTAACTTGTCTGATCTAAACACCGAAATCAAAAGGCTTGAAATACTCAAGCTTCAAACAGAGGAGCTAAAAGCGCAAGTCGAAGAGTTTTATAAGCAAGCTGGCTTGAGGGCCGGCGAAATGCTGCAACCTGGCGCCGGTGCATTCCGTACTGACATTGATTTTGATCCAAATAATCAAGCCCAGCAAAAACTTGATGAATTCAAGGCAAGACTTGATGAATTGCGAGATCCAATCAATATGGCAGCTACCGGCGCACAAGCTATTGGCGCAGCATTTAGTTCTGCCTTCCAAGGATTAATTACTGGCGCCCAAACTGCGCAACAAGCATTAGCCAATTTCTTCAAGGGTGTTGGCGATGCGTTTATCAGCATGGCGACTGAAATTATTGCGCAAATGATGATTATGTTTGCATTCAAGCAATTGCTTGGATTGTTTGGCGGTGGTAACACTGGGTTATTTAGCGGGCAAGGTCCCGTAACGATGCCTGCTGCCGGAGTTGGCGGTGGGGCATCAATGTTTGGTGCTGGTGCTCCTAGTTTCTTTGCCCAAGGCGGCTTTGTAACCGGTCCAACCAATGCACTAATCGGCGAAGGCGGCGAACCGGAATACGTCATCCCAGCCAGCAAGATGCGTGCTGCAATGGGACGCTATGCCGGCGGCGCACGTGGTGCTGCCGTTATTCCAGGCAACGGTGAATCCGGCGGCGGTT